AGAGATTGTCCTTGACGGTAATGATTGATTCGTTATAATTGAGCCGATTTGGATTCCTTGTTGCTCAATTTCTAGAGACAACATCTCTCTCCCTTCAACCTTCAGTGTTTGATACCCTTCCACAAGATCTTCTAAGTACATTCCGTCATACATCATTGCAGAGGTAGGAAGGAAGCGGTTAGGATTTTCTCGGTTAATCGTTGTATCATTAAATCCATACATCTTATTCTCCCATTTCTCCATATTTCCCTCCTAAAATTCTAAATTAATTTCTGCACCTTCGCCCATCGCTTGCGCGATATCATCGATAAGCAGACGGAATGATTGTTTCCCAACATTAACATTAAATATCGCCGGTTTAGTTGAACCACCCATATTCACATTATGTTCGACCTGAGTAGAAATACTGCTATTGGCTTTTTGTAAGTTGGAAGCTAAGTCAATCTCCGGTGAATTATCAAAAGTGTCCGTAATGATACTAGCCATACTTTCAACGGTACTTTGAACTTCATCAAATCCCGATGTGAGACCTTTGTTTAAGCCCTCCATAATCGCATTACCCGCCGGAATCAAAAGTTTTCTATCATACTGTATCGGTCCTTTGTTTTCTCGAATCCAATCACCAATTCCGCCAACAAAATCTTGAACTGCTTTCCAAGTATTCTGTAACCCTTCTAGAAAGCTATCCATGATTGCTTTCCCAGCTTCCCACAGATTAATTTCTTTAAGCGTGTCAAACAATCCAGTAACTTTTCCAACGGTATCGTTAACGGCATTTACAAGTCTATCCCATATTTCTTGCGCACCATTGACCATACGATTAAATATGTTAATGGTCCCTTGTTTTAGATTTTCCCAACCTTGCACAACACCATCTTTTGTCTGCGTCACTAAGTTACTTATCCACTCTTTAAAGGAACTCCAGATGTCTTTTGCTCCTTGGACTGTATTATTGAATAAATCAATCGTACCTTGTTTTAATCCTGTCCAACTATCAATAGTCGTCTGAACGATTGCATCAATCGTTTCAAAGAACCATATTTTTAGATTTGTCCAGATCTCAATTGCACTATTTTTAGTGTCTTCCCATGTTTGAACAATCGATTGCTTAAGCCCTGTCCACATTTGTACGGCATTGTCTTTTATGGTTATCCATAAATTAGCGAAGAATGACTTTACTTGATTCCAGATATTATTTGCTTGATTAGAAACCTCAGTCCAGATGTTAATCACCGATTGTTTGAATCCATCCCACAATAGTAATGCACTATTTATGATGGTCCCGATATATACGGTGAATATATTTTTTATCGACAACCAAATATTTTGTACCGATTCGACCAGTGTTCCCCATATCATGTCTAAGTCATCTTTCATTTGCTGAAAGTCACCAGTAATTAAATTGATAATGAAAAGCAATGGTGCAGCAATCAATGCTTTGATAATTTCAAAAGCATTTAAGATGATATTTTTCACTTCGGCAAAAATTGACTTTACTGCATCGATGATATTAGAAAATACCTTAGAAAAATTTGAGACAAAAGGTCCTATATATTTCAATATAAAATCAAGTGAGCTTTTAATTTGATCAGCTATTGCTTTCCAAATACTTGATGCTGTATTTTTTAAGTTATCCCATTGTTTATTGATGTTGGAAACAATCCCATCAACTATGTCTAAGGTGCTTTGCTTTATGTCTTCCCATGCTTCAGACGCCGATTGAGTAATATCTGACCATAAATTGGTGAAAAAGGAAGTTAGTTCACTCCATTTTTCTCGGACAAAATTTGCGGCATTTTCCGGTGCTTTTTTTATAGTTGTCCATGCTTTATCTGAAATATCCTTAATCCCATTCCATAGATCACTAAACCATTCAGTCGTCCCGCTCCAAGCTTGTTTGAACCATTCTGAAATGTCCGACCAAATATTTTTAATTCCTTCTACAGAAAAACGAACTATTTCCTTGGTACTCTCCCACAAGCCGATCCAAAAATCCCTAAATCCTTCACTAGTACTCCATAGATAAATAAAGGCTGCAACTAAAGCACTAATCGCTGCAATTATCCATCCTACAGGTCCCATAAAGCCTGCTAACATAGCAATAGTTGTTTTTAATCCAACCGTTGAAAGAATAGTAAGAGCTGTATTAAGCATTCCAACCATTTTGGTTATTGTTGCTATAACTTGAAGAGCTACAAAGTATCCCTTCATCGCTAATAACCCAGCTCCCACAGCTACCATCAAGGGCATAAGGGGTTTGAGAATATTGGTTAGTTGTTTTATAACTTCGACAACCGGTGGAATGGCATCCCTAATGGCTTTAAACGCATTAGTTATTATTGGTTTTGCTTGGTCTATTGTAGCGGCAATGGCATTGAAATCCTCGCTTCCACCTAACAACAGATTGAATTCTTCTAAAATACCGGCAATTCCATTTTTTACCGCTGTTTTTAAGTTTTCAATTGAAGTCGCAACACCTTTAGAGTTAGCTTTAGCCAACTCAGCACCTTCTGTCCCAATGCCATACATTTCAATCATCTTATCGTTGAACTGATCGAATGTTATCGTCCCTTCTTTTAACGCATCGTACAAATCATTTTTTGCAGCCGCACCTGCCAAACCGAAGCTATTTGCAACTTGTTCTAAGGACAGCCCCATAGTATCGGTTAAAGAGTTCCATGATTGCATGTCAACCTTGCCCTTAGCCAACATCTGGGTATATTGAGTTAGCCCTCTGCTTGCATCTGCAGAACTTGCACCACTGGCCAAGAACGCATTGTTTAAAGCGATTGCTGATTCTGTCCCTTTGTCTAAATCTCCAGTGGTCATCGTTAAACTTTGGGCATTTTTTACAATATCGTCTAACGTAGTTGGCAAACCGTCGATTCCTTCAGTTAATTTAGTCATTGATTGGTCCACTTCGTCAGTCGAATATCCCAGTTGCCGCATTATGTTTGGGTACTGTTTCAATGTATCGAAACGATCAATGGCTCCGCCTAATGAGTTTGTAACAACACCAATAGCCGAATCGACCAACTTAAAAACCCCGACACCTTTTGCGATGTCGAGGATAGAAGTGTTTGTTTTCTTAGTATTATCGTTAAGGCCGCCCATTGAGTTGTCTGCGTCCTTCATTGTAGATGTGAAATTTTTATCGACAGCGGACAAAATTGCTTCGAGGCTGTATGATTCCATAGTTTTCCTCCTTTCCTCAGGAATTTACAAATCTAGGTATTTTTTCATCCTTGCCCAAGATTTTGTTTTCAAGTTTTTCTTTGTTAAAGAATTTTTCGAAGGTATCAAATAAAGGAACCTCGTATTTACCACGTTTTTTAGTAGCTTTGACTTGCCTATTCGCCCATGCTTGGTAATGTATAAGCTCTTGTTCATCTAACCTCTTAAGACGATAGGCAATAATCCTTGTTTCATATTCCAGCATTGTCATTCGGTCGATATCTAGAAAGTCAGAAATCCCGAGATAACGCAGACAATTTATTTGGACAGTTGTGTAAAAATCTTCTTCTATTTGCTGTTTTTGATTTTGTTTTCGATCTTTAGTGTTTTTTTCTTTGTAAATTCCGACTTTTTTAATTCTTCCAATACCAAATTAAAGAGTTTATCCGAGCCAATTTCATCAACCAAGGCAATCAAATCTTTTTCAGCAACTCGTGGTGACTCTGTTGCGTTTGCTACTTTTAACATTTCAATCAATGTTTCAATTTCTTCGTTAAAGAAATTCACGAGTGTTGAATCCAAGCCCAGTTTCATTGTCATTCCTTGTTCTACAACGGAATATCTGCGGTTCATTTCACGGATAAACCCAAATCCAAAAATAAAGCTATACTCTTTGTCGTTAATCATTAATTCCATTTATTCATCCTCCTAAAAATAAAAGCACTCAATTAAGAGTGCCTAGCCTTCTGGTGTTTGTTTGGTTGTGTCTGTAAATGCATACTGAACTTCATTTTGTTGTTCAGTCGTTAGTGTTGCATAACCATCTTGATGGATCATTTGCACAGCGTATTCCAATGAAACTTCTACATTATCTTCAGCAGAAGCCGTTTCTTCATAGCTTGAGATGTAGACTTGCATATACTTAGCTGCAAATTTCCCTGTGTCTCCTTCTTGTGGTTCGAGTTTGTCGATGATCCACGCTTCTACTAATTTGTTATTCATAAACGCATCGTAAAGCATTTTGAGTGTTTTGCTACCACGTTCATACAAAGCAGTAGAACTGAAATCATATTCAATTGCCCCTACAGTCTGTGCTGTGCCATCTTTAGTTTCAGTAGCATCTGTACTGCGTGACATACCAAATGTATGCTCGGTTTGATAAGTGACAGTTTTGGCAGCTTCTTCAGCTTGTTTTTCAAAATCCCGATAGACCAAAATGACGTCAATACCTTTTTTTAATGCCATTTA